AGAAGTTACGGGAAAGATAATCTTCCACAAAGGGGAAGGCACTCTGGGACTGACCTTGCCTGATATAAACGCAGAGTATTTCGTGTATCTAATTGATGAGAATCTAAGACCCAACTGGATGAGTAAGTCTCTCCAGAAGGCTGCCACTCTGGAAATAAGAGGAGCAAAGCCAGTTAAGTGGACTATTGAACATGTCCTGGGCTGGCGTGTCCTGATTCACCGTGAGTCGCAGGAGATAGTTGACATAGTGGGGCGTGCTGCTGTAGGGCGAGGCGATTTGCAGCGTTTCTTCAAGTCTCTGCGAGGAATTAAATTAACTGAGTTAGTAGTTATAGACTCCAATCCTATTAAGTTATTTGGCTTTGATAAGATGGGCTTCTCTAAGAGCATGGCTGCGCGCATCAAGCCTAGATTTGCTCAAGAGGTAGAAAAGGGCACATTTGAGCATATCTTTACTCATCCTGAAATGTATGACATGGTAGGAAAGCAACTTCTTTATGCCACTAGGGTTCACGAAATTCAAACACAGATTACTAAATTCCTGATTGCGAATGAGGCAGAACCTGCGCATTTCCTTGATGATTATCTCCACAGGATTGTGGAGGGCAAATATACCTCCAAGGGATTTATAAAGGCTAAAGACATAGGCTTGCGAAGGAAAGGGAGGATAGGGAAGAAACCCTCCTATATGAAACCTCGCAAAGTTGACTCTGTAATATCTGCTATGGCAGCGGGGTATCAATACAATCCCAACCCAATAGCTCTTTTAGGGGATATGTTAGAGCAATCTGGCAACTATATTGCCAATCGCCTTATGCTTGACTATATTTTTAATCAGTCTGCGGTTAAGGGGTGGACACCTGCGATGAAGGTTCTGGAGAAATTCCCTGAGATGGTGCAGCGAGGAATTGTCACACGAGAGGCAAAGGAATTCAGCGAGCATGTGCTTGATGTCATCAAGAGGGCTGAACGGGGAGAGAAAATACCCTCTGCAACTCTTAGAACAATAGAGAAAAAGATGCCTGGAATGGGACTCAAGCTCAAGAACCTAATAGGGCTAACCCCTGATATTACTGCTATTACCCTTCCCTTAGAAAGTTGGGGGAAGGTTATGAGTGAAGGGCAAGGTAAAGTTCTCTCTTCGGTGTCCAAAGTCGTAGAGCATCCATATCCTTCTGCCGATGTTCTGAGAGACTTAGCTAAAGCAATAAGTCCTGAAGACAGACAGGTTTTAAGAACCTCTCTGGAAGAGCGACTGCTGGATGTTGAGGCATTAGCGGAAGAGGCTGGCTTTGAGTTAGCAGGCATTAAGGAGTTCCTAAAGACCGACCTAATAGCAGCCTATAGAGGGTATGCTGGCAAACGACCAAGGTCTTTAATGAGTCTATTGACCATGGAAGGTAAGTTTCCTGAGACTCTTACACAAAAGCAAGCTGGCATTATTCTTATGGGGAGGGAATTAAAAGCCAGCGCATTAACACCAGAGGGGAAGGTAAAATGGGAATATGTGTTGGATGAACTGGCAGACCATTTTCACATGAGTGAAGACGAGTTAATCAAACACATTGAGGCAATAAGAGCGCAACAGGTTAGAATGGGGGATTTACAGGCATTGGCACCGATGTATGCAGAGGGGAGCCAACAGTTTAGGCGAATTTTGAAAGCATTTGACGAAGCAGAGATAGCTGCTATGCCTAAGATGGAGGCAGGAATACCAACTCAAGGAATTCCTATGATGATAACAAAGGATATGGAAGGAAAACTAAAAACTCTCGGATTTTCTCAAGAAGCAATAGGCAAGATGACACCTGAAGAAGCCTGGCTCAATCTGAAAACTCCTAATTTGCCTGGCTATGCACAACCCCATTATCCCAAGGGCAGGGTGAAAAAAAAACCTATACCTATAGCCGAATGGGCTCGGCTGGTGAAAGCCCGAAGGGATGCTGGCTTGCTTCCTCCTGAAGTTGCAGTTAAACCCCAAGTTGAGGGCATAGCGGAACTCTCAGGTGAGCCTCTTGTTGTAAAGGTTACCTATTCAGCCGCTGCTAAAAAGGCGAGAGGCACGGAATTTGCACAACTTAAAGATGAGGTTAAAGAACTTGTAAAAGAGAATAGGAGAGATTGGGCAAAGGCTAAAGCTGAGAGGGCATATCGTATGGCTCAGGAAAAGCAACCTGATGTTGGGGAAGGCTATATTATGCAGCCCTTTGCTTCAGGCAAGATGTATGACCAGGAGTTTATCGATGCGTTTAATAAATTCTTTGGGTATGAGCGGGGTTCCGCTGTCTTGAAAATCACCAGTGATAGTGCTGGAATTTTGAAAATGACAAAAGCAGCTGGGGATTTGTCATGGATAGCAATTCAGGGAACTGTGGCTTTTGGTTTAGCCCATTCTTATTTACTTACTAATCCTAAGATTGGTATAAAGTTAGCAGGAGGATGGTGGACAGGATTTTATTATGGTGTTCGCTCATTCTTTGATACTGGCTTTATCGACAGGTATATGAAGAAAAATGCTGATTTAATTATCGAGCGCTGTGCTAATGGTGGCAGTTTAAGTATAGGTGATTGGTATGCAACACTTGAAGCCACGACAGGGATTGGTGGGCTTGCTGCCAAAGGTCTTGAAAAGATACCACTCCAGCCTTTTAAGCGGGCTCAGTTGGCTTTCTTTGGCTCTGCCGAACTAGTCAAGGATGAATTTTGGCGCTGGCTATCGCCAAAGGCAATACAAAAAGGGCAGGAAGGGCAATTAGCCTCTTTTCTTGATAGAGCTATGGGCACTAGCGATTCAGTAATGGCAGGAGTTCCCTTAGCAGTTCAACAACTGGAACAAACATTTGTCTGGTTTGCCCCTAGTTACGCAAGAGCTTGTTTATCGATTGTGGCAGATATATTCCGTGGCGGATATGCGGGAGGGCAAGCAAGGAGAGCTATAGCAGGAATGTTAGGTGCGGGGGCTACATACTACGCTGGGATTCAATATGCAATATCAACATTAAATGGTAGAACGCATGAGGAGGCTTGGCAGGATGTTATGGCAGGATTTGGGATAACGCATGACCCCATTACAGGAGATTGGGGATGGTATCCCACCGCTGCTTGTATGTCTATAAAGGTTGGCAATTATCACTTTGGGGTTGGGGGATTTTGGTATGGGCTCATGAGACTTTTGGGGAACATTATTGCTACTGTCACAGCGGCAGGGGATAGGGAGAGAATAGATTTAGTGAAAATTGTTAAGCATGGCTCTCTGAATCGCAAAGACAATCCATTTATTGCTTGGTGGTTTAATAGGTCTTCAGCCTTCTTTAGCACAGGGTTTGAGTTAGTGAGTGGCAAGGATTTCTTGGGTTATCCTATAGAAACGCCTGAGCAATATGCCCGATATATTGCCACAAGGTTTGAACCTATATGGATGGAGCAGGGTATTAACTGGATGATTCCAGAATTTGCTCGGGATAATGAGATACCAGAAGGAACAGCAACTAAAATTGCAGTGCCTGTTATGGAACTTTTTGGGCTTAGAAGTTACCCTGCAAGCTCCTGGACAGAGTTCTATGAGGCAGCCACTAAATATATTAAGCAGATGACTGATGAGGATTTTATAGCAGTCAGCAATCCGAGTTCAGCCACAGATGCTGATAAAAAGCAGTATGAGGTTTGGAAAGCTGGCAAGGAATTAGGCTGGAAACAACTTACTGAGTTGCAAAAATTTGGACCCACAGGTCTATTGGCGCGGCATTCTGACTTGCTGGAGCTTTATGAAAATGCCCAGTCTGATTCTTTAATTCGCAGTTCTCCAGTTCGGCAACAATGGGACAGCATATTAGAGACTAATAAGGAGCGATATTACGAAAGAGGCAATGATTATGTCAAACGATGGCAATCTGGGGAAATAGATGCCCGAGGGTTGAGAAATTTATGGGCAGATGCTGGGCAAAACTATGGGATTATGATTGAAGCAGTGGAGAGCGACCCCACATATAGAGAATTATATGACTATTTTGATAAGAAAGAAGCAGCGGGGGGACCTTATGGCTTCTATGATGATATAGCTCTTGCTAAATATACATCTATCGTGTTTGCTGATTATACAGACATCAGGGGTGATTTTGACCCGAAACTGAGAGATAAGGCTATTGATGAGCTTGTTGAGGAGATAGGAGCTACTACCTATGAGCGCATTCTCCAAATGTATAGTCAAAAGAAAAAGGAGGGTGGCTTATCTCCTGTTCTTATTCGCCTGGGAGATGATAAGAATATATTAAACCGTAGCTCCTATTGGGACTTGCCTTATAAGCCCATTAAGCAAATGACAACTCTTGATGATAAGAATGGCAAAATCCCTGAAGCATACAAGGGGCCTTGGGAAGAATATCAAGCTCTTAAAACAGATGAGGACAAAGAGGCATTTCTCGAAGCACATCCTGATTTAGAAAGAGACTGGAGGGCAGAGTATAGACTTGCTCATCCTGAAGATGATGCCAGATTAGCTATTTGGGGCTATGGAGGACACTTAAAAAGCAGGGAAGCCTATGATTTAGTTATTAAGTGGGCACGGGAACTCGGCATATCTTTGGAGCATCTGAGCTTAGACTTGCCTCCCCAAAGCCTAATCAATGATTACTTTGCATATTATGCTATCACAAGTGCACAGGAAAATTGGTGGAGGGAGAAACGGTGGTTTAGGCAAGAGCATCCTGAGTTTGAGGCATGGGGGCAAGCAACTTATGGATGGGTGCCTATTGATGAACAAGCTGTTATTCCTCGTGATGTGGCTGCGCTTTATGATAAATACCTTACTTTACCTGCAGAGGGCAGAGACAGATATATCTTCAGGCATAATAATCCAGTTTTGGAAGAGTATCTGGTTGAGGAGATGGGATATACACCCGTGGGAGACAGGTGGCTTCCCTCAATGCCAACATATTAAATAACCCTTGACAAGTATTGTAGGACTGCATAACATAAAAAAGGAGGATATATCATATGGATGAAACTGGAAAAGTCGGGCAGGACTCTCCTCTTGTAGAAGGGCAGGCTTCTCCCGAAAAAGACAGGATTACTCCACCAGAACCTGAAACCTATACCAAGACTCAGGTGGAAAAGATGCTAAGTGATGGCAAGTCTGTTATGGGAAGAAGGGCAAAGGAGCTGGAGTCTCAGGCAAAGAGGGCAGAGGCAGAGGTTGCCCTTTTGAGAACAAGAGCTGAGGCATCTGAGGCAACACTGTCTAAGCTCCAAAGGGAAAGGGATGACATCGAACTGCAAACAGCACGAGATAATCCTGACCTGCTCTCAGTCTATCAGCAGAGGCAGGAGCTTCGGAGACAAGAACTGGAGATTGCCAGGGGAAAACAGGAAATCCTTGATAGGCAAGCCCAAATGGCTCACGACTTGGCAGAAGTATCGCAGTTTCGTATTGAGCAGGCTGCTGAGAGAATAGCTAAGGAGTATGGTGGCGACCCATCAATATTGATTTCCTTAACTGATGGCACTACAGAAAAGATGGAAGCACTTGCTAAACTGCTTTCCCAAAGCACAAAAGGGAAAAGCACAGCCCCAGCAACGCCTGTCATTACACCTGATTCTGGCTTGGGTTCTGGAAGCCTTGGGGAATTGGACACTGAGCAGTTGGATAAACTGAGCCCCGAGGAATATAGCAAATATCGTCAGAAGTATTATGACAGGAGGTAAACATGGCGAATACATTCATTACGCCATCTATAATCGCAAAGGAAGTCCTGCTTGCCCTGGAAAATAATCTGGTCCTGGGGGGATTGGTCCATCGACAATACTCGACGGAATTCCAGAAAGTGGGGGCTACGGTCACCATTAGAAAACCCGCTACCTTCATATCGTCCTCGGTGTCGGGGACGGTTAACTGGAGCACAGTCACAGAATCCAGCGTTACCGTTGCGTTAAACCAGAACCTGGACATTACTATCCCTATTACCTCAACGGAGTTGACTCTTAATATAGTTGACTTCTCTGAGCAGATTATCCAGCCTATTATGCGTGCTCATGCTCAAAAAGTTGATGAGCTAATAGCTGGACTCTACAGCGATGTATGCGGTCACTATGCCGTATCTGGCACGCCGACGGTCAGCGATATTGCTGGAGTAAGAGCAGTGCAGAATATCTTGAAAGTTCCAACCAGCGAGAGGCGTCTTGTTTTGCATCCTAACACAGAGGCTGCTTATCTTTCCCTTGCATCCTTCCTCAATGCAGAGAAAAGGGGCGATACCCGAGCCATTAAGGATGCTAACCTTGGCAGAATAATGGGATATGAAGTGTATATGTCCCAAAATATGGAAGCGCACACTGGCGGGAATCCCACTGGAGGCACTGCAACTCCATTACTAAAAGGCGCTGGAAACTCTGCTGCGACAGCTTGCACGGTTGATGCAGTGGTGTCAGGCTCTACTGTATTAGCTGGGGATTTGTTTAAGGTGGTGGGTTATGACCAGTGGCATCGTGTAGGCACAAATGCCACTGCGAATGTGGGAACTATAGTCCTTGATTTTGCCCCCGCATTTGCAGCTTCCAGGGCGGATGACTCAACAGTGACTTTCCAGAGAAGTTTCAAGGCTAACATGGCATTCCACAAGAACGCCTTTGCATTGGTCGTGGCATCGCTTGAACCCCCGATTGGAGGGGCTA